AAAATTTCACCCACTGAATATTTACCAAAGTACATACCAGGATAAGCAGTCCTTAATGCTGTGCCTGTAGATTCATTAGAGTCAGCAGCAACAGCGGTATAGGTCAAGGTAACTTGCTTTGTAGGAATGTTGTTAGATACAAAGAATCTAAACTGATTGTAAATGTATCCCCCTGGCATTGCTAGATTGTCTAAACCTGGCAATGATTGACCAATAAATGGCATGAATCCAACTAAAGACGGTTGGTTGATTGGATTACCACCTAACTGCATCAGGGATTTTTGGTAAATATCCATATTCATCCCATTCATGTTGTTGGATTCCATTGGTACAGCAGGGGGCATATATCCAGATCCAAAAATATTATCTTGCCCATTGACTGCAAGACTTACAGGGAAATAAGATGCAGCCTGTAGCTGTTCTCTAAATCTTGTATCCTGCCGTAAATGGTTCCACTGTCTAGGAGTCAGAAGCACTCTATACAAGCCGTCATCGTATGGAGGGCATTTGTTTGAGACTAACCACTCTAGGATATAGTCGAGGTCAAACACAGACAATTTAGGGGGAGCGCTGGCATAAGTGCCGCCATCGGCAACGCCTTTGGGATTCCATTTATTAGGAGTATTACCCAATGCTCGAATATAGAATCTATCAATAGTAGTCCGGTAATCCATCAATAAAGTATCACTACCTACTGATTGATGGAATTGTGGCTGTACTAGCGGCTCTGCAAATCCCTGATCCCATAATCTACGTTGGGAACGAATCATATCAGGAATTGAAAATCGGAAGTTTCCAGGCAATCCAGGGTTGTTTGGATCTCCACTACCAGGCCCGGTTATTTCCCTAAGCAAAATCGGAATTTTGCGAGTAGGTATAATCCGGTTATTAGCCGTTCCTAGTACCTCAGTGCTAGAACGTGAGCGACTTTCTATATCCATATCGCCTAAATCTGGCAGAAAACCGTAAGCATCCATCTGATAAACTTCACCAGGACGCATACGGGTATCTTGCAAAAACTGAGGCTGTGCGACAAATCGAGCGATCGTAGTGGGGAATGGACGAAACGCCATTGCTGTTAAAATCGCTGGATAATCTTCAATTGACAAAGAGTTAGCCATGTGATAAGCTGAAATCCTAAAGTATTCAATCTAACAAATCAGGGATTTATCCTTGATTTTTTCGTGCCAACTTGTAGACAGTTGGCGAATTTTTAACGGAACATTCCCGCGACGGTAGCGCCTGCACTATTGAGCGCTTGTTGGGTTTGAGCAGCACTATCTAAAAGATTCCTACCGCTCTGAGCATACATATTATTTAAAGTTGCTGCTGTATTTTGGGCGATCGCTCTTGCAGTGTTTGAGTTGGCTATCGGATTACCAACTTGTGCGGCTTGCGCTCTACTTTGATTTAATAGCAAGTCTGCGTCATATTTGGCGCGATCTCTGCCCATCTGATCTAAAAACCGAGTTTCGCCTCTAGATTGATTTTGAGCGGTACCGATTGATCGATCTGCTGCTTGATCTGCTTGTTGTGTACTCAGAGCGTTAGGATCTGCACCCATGCCAAACATGCTCATTACAGCATTTTGTGCTGCTTGTCCAATTTGATCACCAATTCCTGGTTGCATTGTCATTTTGAAGAATTCCTTACTTAAAATTACTTAAAATTAAAACGATATAGGAGGGACTCTATGTCCTTGGCTTGCAGATGCCTCGCCTCCGCTGCGAGTATCTTCTGTACTCTTGTTATTCCACTTGTCGATCGTGTCTCTGGTGCCTTTGATAGCATCATTGACCGTCATTACACCGTTTGCTATTGCTGCAACTTTTCCGGCTCCTGATGCGATTGCAGGTAGTGCTGCTATTGCTGCTTGTATCATTTTGGTTACTTATTGAATACTTAATTAGCTAGTCAATTAGCTATTATTTATCTCATTCCTACCATTTGGCGCATGATTGAATGCTGCTGCTGCATTTTTGATCCAAATCCAGGCTGCTGCATCTGTCGCGCAAAATCTTGGTAGATATTTGCTACGGCTTGTTGCTTTTGTTGTAATTCTGTAGGAATTTGGTTAGCTTGAGCGCTTAAGTATTCAGTGTAGGTATCTGAATATCTCCCAAAGCTTTGCTTATGGGAGATTTCAAACGCCTCTATAAATTTCATGTATGCTTCTGATAGGAGATCTACAAATCCTGAATTATCAGGAGTAACAGTTGCGAACCACACTTCAAAGCAATGATGCAGCAAAAACCAAGGATCTGTAAGCATTTTTTGCATTACATTGATCATGTCTTCCTGTGCTGCCATTTGATTTAGAGCAGGTTGCAGGATATGAAGGGCTGCGCCTCCTATGGTTGCCATGTCTACAGCATGGCTCAGTTGTTCAGTTAAGCCATTCATGGCTATATGGCTTAAACCTGCAACTTGAGCATGAGCAGATAAATTCTGGTTGTATGATGCTGTTTGTTGAGCAGTATACTTCAGGAGTCTATTTTCTCTGGTTAATTGCTCTAGTTGCTGCTGAGTACTTTGTGATTGCTGTTGCTGTGTTTGTTCTACTTGCTGCTGTGGTTGCTGCAACTGAGAAAGTAACTGAGGATTTCTAAGCAATAATTCCTGCATTTGCAGCAATTGAGGATTGCTTTGAAATTGTGCAGCATTAAACTGTGTTCCCGTTTGTCCTGGCTCTGGATTGCTAGATCCACGACGCTGATCTAGCTTATTGAGCAGATCTAGCAGTTGTCCTGCTTGCTCTATTTGATTCGGTTGCTGATATATTGGCTGGCTGTAGCTTTGCATTTTTTAAAAGCTTGGTAAGTAAATTGTTAATCTCTGCATCTGATGTGCTTGTATCCTCCTTAAAGTCAGGTATGTTATATTGCAATTCAGTTTTTAAAGTTAGGATTGATTGCTCTACAAGTTTGTTTAACCCTAGCTTTATACTCCAAGGTATTCCCGTTTCTGGGTCGTTAATCTGCAACAAAGAGGTATATAGTTGCAGCATTCCTTGGATACCTGCCATATCATTTTGAACAACACGAGGACTAAAACCTGACATCATTTGTCTGATTTCATCGTCTGACATATCAGGATAAAGTCTACTTAAGGCTACTTCCTGAGATATACCATCCTCACGTTCGTTCCGATAAATTATACTCTCGTCAAGCTTCTCTCTGGTAGTATTTTGGAATACAGATTTAGAGTATTTCCAATTACATACTGGGTTCCCTAGTGGAACTAATCCAGGAATAGTAACACCTATTTGTTGATAGTAGAAATATAAATTTCTAAAATCTTCGTCCGTTAGGGCTTGCGATATCTGATCAATTGGAAAACTAATATTTTGCTCTGCAATTAATGCGCGTGCGATCGCTACCTTTGCTTTGCTCTCTTCTAGCTTGATTATCTGGGAAAATAAAGTGCAAAGATTGCTTAATAAGCATTCTGCTTTTTTGCTGGCTGTATTTTCAATTCTGCCAAATAAACTTTTTATCTCTCCAAAAGTAGCACTTGAGGATATGCCCAATGGATCGACTCCACCTAGTATCCAGTGAATTAATTCTCTCAGTTGCCTGATATATAAATTTTGATCACCGCTTACAGCATCAGGAGACTGGACATAACCAAATCTTTCAGCCTCTTTAACATTCCCAAATACTCTAGGCATTCTAAAAGGCTTATTATTTCTTGATTGCAATGGGCTTATATACCCTTGCTGCCCTCCCCATGTATTATTGACCATATCCCGCGTGCTATTAGCGCTATCTACAACAGCGCTGGCATCCCTGGAAGTAACTAGAGTAGGGGTATTGTAGATATACAGATTTTCACTCGCTGTAAGCAGTAATTCATTATGCTCCTCAATCAATCCTCTATGGATTGTAAAATCATCAATACCACTTTCATTTACTTGTTGCTCTATATTTTTGCAAATTACAAAGGGGAAACTATCAGGGAAAATATTTGGAGTTACCACAGGCTTATACAATAGCCCTTGTGTTTCGCCAGTTTTTAAATACTGAATATAAAAGTTATAAAAAGATCTAAGATTTTGAGGACGCACGTCAACTCTAAATCGAACTGTCTGAGCTTTATCGATAAAGCTAATGTAATAAATCTTCTTTTGATAATTTTGGACTTTATCATTTTGCAAGTATATGTCCATGCCAGTAGATACCCGATCCACTAGTTCATCAATGACCCCTACACATTCAATATCACCCTTGGAAACTGGATCATCTACATAGAAAACCTCATACTCTGGAGATGGGTTATACATCCCACCTACATAGTTATTGATCTTGTAATTCCCGCTAGAATCAATCTGGC